CTTGAGGATGATCGCAAGCGTGACGAGCTAGAGGCGGAGCTATTTGTAAAAGCGGAAGAAATGAAAGCTAAGTACGGCACGCAGCTTAACGTCGAGCAGATTAGATCTGATCTGGCGATTAATCGAGAAGTTATGAAGGCGCAGGCCGACGTAATAAAAGAGGCTGCGCGTGAAGACTAAACAGCAAATTATAGATGACGGCAGGGAGGCGGAGCGCCTTCTTTCCGACACAGATCTCAAAAGATTTTTACAGGAGATCGAGCAGGATTGTTGGTTTGAGTTTAAGTTAACTGAGGCCAGTGATAGTGGTAGCCGCGAGGCTATTTACATGAAATTACGCGGCGTCGAAATGGTACGCCAATCGCTGCGTGCAATGGTAGATAACGGGGCTATTGAAATTAAAACAAAATAAGCCCATAATATGGAGTTAATGAGATGGCAGAAAACAGCAACCCACAAGGGACTGACCTGTACAGTGCTCAAAATGCAATCAGAGCCATGCTTGCGCCCGAAGAGGATAACGCTGCGGCAACTGATGCGCTTGAGGCCGAAACCACTGAAGAAGTAGTGGAGGAGGCTGAAGCCTCTGAGGAGATGGAGGCAACTGAGGAAGATAATTCAGTTGTCGAAGGATCTGAGGAGGAGCTCGAAGTTGAAGAAGATGCAGAAAGTTCGGAAGACGAATCCTTCGATATACTAGGGGCCATAGTAGAGGTCGATGGTGAAGAGATAACCGTTGAAGAGCTGAAAGCAGCTAATCTAAGACAGAGAGATTACACACGTAAGACGCAGGAATTGGCAGAGCAGCGTAAAACGCTAGAAGCGCAATACTCCGAAATCGAACGTGAACGTGCACAATATGCTCAGATGTTGCCTGCTTTGCAGCAACGGCTTGAGCAGAAGGAGCAGGAGCCTGATTGGGACACACTGTACGACACAGACCCCACGATGGCAGCGAAGGCAGAACGTCAGTGGCGGAAGCAGCAAGACGAGCGTGAAGCTCAGATGCAGGCCGTCCAAGCCGAGCAACAGCGATTGCAAAAGTTGCAGCAAGAAAAGATGCAGCAAATGCAGGAGCAGTATGTTTCTCAGCAACGCGAAATACTGCCGGAAGTCATACCCGAGTGGCGCGACAGTAAAGTTGCGGCGCAGGAAGCAACCCAGATACGGGACTTTCTACTTGGCGAAGGATTTACCGAGCAGGACATTGGCGGTTTGACAAATGCCACGCTTGTGAAGTTAGCAAGGAAAGCCATGCTATATGATCGAGGAGAAACGCGAGTTACTGCGGCAAAGGCCAAGCCGAAAAAAGCACGCGCCAAGACATTAAAAAGCGGCTCAAAAGCGTCACAGCCTAGACCTAAGTCAGATGCACAAAAAGCGATTCAGAACGCAAAACAATCCGGCCGTGTCCAAGACGCGGCTCAAGCAATAAGAGCCTTACTATAGGAGATTTATAATGGCTATTGTAACAAATACTTTCACGTCCTTTTCAGCTAAAGGTATACGTGAATCGTTGGCTGACATAATCAGCTCAATTTCGCCCGAAGAGGTGCCTTTTCAAAGTAATGTTGGATCTGAAAACGTGTCTAACACTTATTTTGAGTGGCAGACTGACGCTTTGGCGGCAACAAGCAAAACCGCACAAATCGATGGTGACGACGTAGGGTCTTTTGATGCTACGGCAGCAACCACTAGGGTTGGTAACTATACGCACATTTTGCGTCGCACAACTATTGTCGCTGACAACCTAGCAGCGCAAGATTTAGCCGGCAGAAATGATGAGTTAAGTTATCAGTTGGCTAAGCGCGGCAAGGAATTACGCCGTGATGTCGAGGCAGTTTTAACCGACAATAACGCTCAAGTGGCCGGTAACGCTTCCACAGCTCGTGAGACCGCAGGTCTTGGCGCTTGGATTGCTACCAACGACAACTTTGGGTCAGGTGGTGCATCACCAACTGGTGACGGTAGTGACGCTCGTACAGACGGTACGCAAGCTGCATTTACCGAGGCAAAGCTTAAAACTGCAATGCAGGCTGCGTTTACAGCCGGCGGTCAGCCAAGCATCTTGATGGTTGGGCCACATAACAAGACAGTCGTATCAGGCTTTGCCGGTATTGCTGCTCAGCGTTATCAAGCTCCAAGCGACAGCCCGACAACAATCGTTGGAACGGCAGACGTGTATATGTCAGATTTTGGAACCTTAAACGTGGTTTGTAACAGGTTCCAAAGAGACCGCGATGCGTTCATGCTAGACCCAGAGTATGCATCAGTATGTTACTTACGTCCGATCCAACAGGTAGAACTTGCCAAAACCGGTGACGCAGAAAAAAGAATGATTCTCTGCGAATTTGGTTTAAAAGTTCTCAATGAGGCAGCTCATGCAGGATCTTTTGACCTAGCAACATCATAATACATTTGGGGCGACATTAGTCGCCCCATTTACTTGGAGTTAAAAATGAAGCGTATATTTAGCCAAGACCCTGCAACTGGAATAACCAAATATTGGCACGTAACTGATAAGGGCGAGTATGTCGTTGAGACAAAACAAGACGTCTCCGCAATCGCCGAAAGAAATAAAAACGAGTACAAAGAGACACCGAATAGATACAAAGACGTTAATAAAGTAGCGTCATTGCCTCTTACAGTGTACTATGAGCTCAAGCGTCAGGGGATTGCAGATGATCCGAAGGCGATGCGTAAGTGGCTAAACGATAGTGAGCAACAAGTATTTAGGACAAGGGCAGGCACATTATGAGCATTACAACCTACTCTGAGCTCAAGACATCCATAGCCAACTGGCTAAACAGAGATGACTTAACAAGCGTAATACCTGATTTTATCGCTCTTAATGAAGCAGATATGGATCGCAGAATAAGACACTGGCGTATGGAACAAAGAGCTACCGCTACTATTGACACGAGATATACAGCTCTGCCTTCTGATTTTATGGAAGCCGTAAGGTTTCATTTAGACGTAGATGAGCGGCCAATAGAATTGGCGACGCCTTTATTTCTGCAAAAGAAAAGAAACGAAAACTCTGACTCAACTGGGCGCCCACAGTATTACGCAGTTATCTCAGGGCAAATAGAGGTTTGGCCAAAGCCAGACACAACGTATACCGGTGAGCTTTACTACTACGCTCGAACTGCAACTTTAAGCGACAGCAATACTTCTAATTGGATATTGCAGTATTTCCCAGATACTTACCTATATGGATCTTTAATTCATAGCGCCCCATATTTGGTCGATGACGCCCGAGCTCAAACTTGGACAGCATTGTATCAAAGCGCAATAGGTGGTATAAACGGCAACAACGATAAAGCTAAATATGGCGGCTCGGGGCTGCGTATGCAAATTAACAGTTATTCATAGGAGTCAAAATGGCAAGTATTTCAGATTATGTTTTGGACGCTGCGCTCGCTAAGTTAGATACCGAGGCAGACCGCATTGATATTACATCACAAGAAGCCACCACGTATGCAGGGGCGACTAGCACCTACACGCTTGGCAACTCAACATCCTTGGCGTTTGGCGCTCCAGAAAATGGGGACACATCTGGCCGCAAGGTCAGGGCAGGAGCTATAACTGATGGCTCGGTAACTGGAACTGGAACCGCAACTCATTTTGCCATAGTAGACGTCTCTGCAACAAGGCTTTTAGCCACGGGGGCTCTATCCACATCTCAAAGCGTAACATCAGGCAACTCATTTACGATTGCAGCATTTGACGTTGAAATCCCTGACCCATCATAGGTGACACATGGTTAAGTTAGTTAACAGAGCCAAGATGACGACGAGCACAACCGGCACTGGAACTATTACTTTAGGGTCAGCCTCGGTAGGATTTCAAACATTTACAGACGCAGGCGTATCAAATAGCGACACTGTTAGATACGTAATTGAGGATGGTAATAACTTTGAGATAGGCTCTGGCGTTTACACCCATAGCGGCACAACTTTAACGCGTAATGTATCAGAAAGCTCAAACAGCGGAAACGCTATAAATTTATCTGGTGCGGCTAAAGTTTTTATAACAGCTACAGCAACTGATATTCAGTACGCTAGAAAAACGACAACTGAATTTACCGCAACAAGTGGTCAAACATCTTTTACTGTAAGTCATGATGTTGGTCTGGAAATGGTTTTTTTAAATGGCGTTATGCTTGTAGACGGTGGCACAGATTACACAGCTAACGGCTCTACAATTTTATTAGCAACAGGCGCGACAACTGGTGACTTACTTTCAGTAGTCGCTTTTGAGGGTGTCAATCTAGCAGATCTTAACGCAACAGATGATTTCGGACTTATTACAGGTAGCGCAACTATTCTAGACGATTTTGGCTCAATTACAGGATCATAAAAATGGCAAGACAAGTACAATTCAGACGCGGCACAACTAGCGAACATAGTTCATTTACTGGCGTTGTCGGCGAGATTACAGTTGATACTGACAAGGATACGGTGGTTGTTCACGACGGCTCAACGGCAGGTGGTCATCCACTTGTTAAGCAGCTATCTGATCTAAGCATTACGGCTAATGCAACTGAGATAAATACGTTAGATGGAGTACCTGCAACGCTGACGGCCACTGAACTTGGCTACGTTGACGGTGTAACCTCTGCTATTCAAACACAGCTAGACGCAAAGCAAGCGGTTGTAACAAACGTATCCGACACAGAAATAGGTTACTTAAATGGCGTAACAAGCGCAAT